CCACAAGGTCCACAAGGTCCAGAGGGTCCAGTCAATCAATTTAAAACCATTAAAGTAGATGGTCAATCAGATTTAGTCCCAACTGGTATAGAATCATTAAAATTTATTGGTCAAACAGGTATAAATATACTAACAGATAATTCTCAAAATCCCTATAGATCAATTACAATTAATGCTGCTCCATTAAGCGGTTATTTTGAAGCAGAAAATGTTATTGGTTACAAAGCTAATCTAACGCCTCAAGGATCTGATAGTTATTATGTACAATTTCCACAAGTACTAACTTCTAGCCCAAAATCTGTAGTTTGCACTTTTCAAAACATAGTAGATGATATGGCCTATTACTTTAATATAGGTAATATTAATTCTACTGGGTTTTATATAAACTTTAGTGATACCTTATTAGATAATGGTTATTACTTAAATATTCAAGTTAAAAAATAAAAATTATGTGTAATAGTATAAAAGGAAATAAAAATTTATGATAAGCGCATTTAAACATATTAGATTAAGCGGATACAATTTAACCCCAGTAGCTGGTGGAGAAAAGTTAAGACTTGGTTTTGGAAATAGTGGTCTTGCATATTATAGTGAGCTTACTGGAGTAAGTGGTTATCTACAAAGTTTAATTAACCAAGCAGACGCTAATGTAGATAGCATAAATGGTTTAACAGGCGCAATTAATATAACTGGTAGTAATGGAGTTACTATTCAAGTAGATGCTGGACTTGGTCAAATCACAGTAGTAGGAAATAGTGGATATTTTCAAGGTTTAGTTGATACTTTAACTCAAAATCTTGCCATAACTGGAAATACTCTAAGCACAAATCTTGCCACAACTGGAAATATTCTACAAACAAACATTAACAATTTTAGTGGTTATGTAAATGCAACATATGTCGCAAAAACAAGCAATCAAGTATTTACAACAACTTTAGCTCCTGGAGCAGATGCATATTCAATTAATTATCCAGTAGTTTTTGCTGGTATAACACCACCAAAGGTTCAAGCTACCCTTGAGGTTGCTGGAGATGTAATGTATAATTTATCTATAAAATCAATTAGCACAACTGGATATACAGGATTACTTTCTGATAATGTTTTAGAAAGTGATGTAAAAATCCATACTTTCGCATCAACACAATAAATAATCTAGTGTAATATTCACTAGAATAATAGAATTAATAATTCTTTTACTCTTTAGTTCGCCGTAAAAAGCGACAGATTGGCCTAAAAACCAACAAAAGGAATAAAAAGAAAAATGGCACAGATTTTTAAAGCTAAAACGTTAGTAAGCAGTACTGGAAGATTTTCTCATGAGGCTGTTGCACCTAATTTAGTTTATTATACTGGCGATCAAAACATATCTGGAATCAAAAATTTCTATAGTCGTCCAACCGTTAATGGAACTGGAGTTTTGCTCAGTGGAGAAGTGAGCACTATAATTAGTGGAGTACTTTATAGTGCACAAATAAATATAAAAAATGATAATGGTTCGACAATATATAGAGGCCAACCAGTTTATGTGTCTAGCGCGGCAGGAACAAATATTTTAGTTAAATTAGCTAACAATACTGGAGAACAAACATCATCAAAGACTTTAGGATTAGTATACCAAACTAGTTTAGCTCAAAATTCTCAAGGAACAATAGTAACCGAAGGTCTTCTAGAAGGTTTTAATACAAATGCTGGAGAAGAAGGAGATCCAATATGGTTGGGCCCAACTGGAAGTTTAATTTTTGGTTTAGCTAATAAGCCATACGCACCTAATCATCTTGTTTATCTTGGGGTACTTACTAGAAAGCATGCTAATCAAGGAGAAGTCTTTGTTAAAATTCAAAATGGTTTTGAATTAGACGAACTGCATAATGTAAATATTAATCATAAAAATATATTAGCAGATAAAAATATTATAAGATATGATTCTTTAAGTGGAATATGGTTTAATGATACAATTGATTCTGTTTTACCAGATAGTATAGTTTATAATACTGGCGATCAAAACATATCTGGTAATAAAACTTTTCTTAATAATATTAATGTTTCTGGAAGTGGAGTTTTTAATGCTCTTGATTTAAATAATATTGATACTCTAAGTATTTCTGGAGTAGACATTAGTATAACAAGTGGAAATATTGCTCTAACAAATCGTCCGACTGTAAATGGTACTGGAGTTTTATTAAGCGGTGAAGTTGTTAACTTTAGTTTACCAAATACCATTGTTTATACAACTGGCGACCAAACTATCTCTGGAGTCAAAACTTTCGCAACTGGAGTAAATATAAGTGGTCATGTGGGTATTGGTATTAATAGTAATAATTTTAATTTGTATGTTAGAAAATCTCCAGCAGGAGTTTCTGTAAATCCAGATAGTAATAGTATTGCTGTGTTTGAAGGAAGTGGAAATTCTCACATAACTGTTCTAGCATCAGATGCGCAAACTGCTGGCGTGGTACTTGGTAGTCCAACTGATAACTTTGGTTCATACTTAACCTGGAATCATGATAACAGTGCTTTGAAGCTTGGAACCGCAAAAACTAGTGGTTTTATACAAATCTTGACTAACAATGAAAATGAAGCTGTAAGAATTACAAGAAGTGGTGATGTTGGTATTGGCACAATTTCTCCATCTGAAAAATTACAAGTAGTTGGAAATATATTAGCAAATAATCTTGTATATAATACTGGAAATCAAACTATTAGTGGAACTAAAACTTTTGATGTATTTCCAATTGTTAGCGGAAATAAATTAATAACAGGAGTAGATTTAAGTTCTTATCTAACTTCTTCTACAGCGAGTTCAACTTATGCTACAATAACAAATTTAAATTCTACAGGTAATACATTAAATTCTAGTATTAATAGTTTAAGTGGTACTCTTACTGGTAATTATTTAACTTCATCTACTGCGTCTAGTACATATGCAACTATTACTAATCTTTCGTCTACTGGATCTACTTTAAATAATAATATTATTTCTTTAAGTGGATTGTTTACGGGATATACTGGAACTTTGGACGCAACTTTTGCTAGCGATATCCAATTAGCTAATACTGGTTCGACTTTACAAACTAACATCAATAACTTAAGTAATACGTATGCTACTATAACAAATCTCGCAAGCACTGGCAGTACTTTAGCTACTAATCTTGCTAATACTGGCTCAACATTACAAACAAATATAAATAATCTTAGTGGTTACATTAATTCAACTTCTAGTAACATTGTATTTACTACTGGAAATCAGACTATCTCTGGAGTCAAAAGTTTTGCTCAAGATACAACATTTGGCGACTCGGCGCAAGGTGACTTTTTAGTTATTTCTGGTAATAATTTCACAGTTTATGGAAGCGGTAATTTTACTAGTGGACTTTTTGTAAATGGAAATGCAGTATTAACTGGAGTTAATTTAACTCCTTATGCAACAACAGTTGATCTTGCTTCAACTGGGTCTAATTTAAATACTCAAATAGAAAATGCAAAAAAATTAGCCATAGCATATGCTATAGCCCTATAATATAAAAGGTGTAATCTATTTAAACATATATGAAAAAACTAATACCATCAGGATATCAATTTTTAGCTAGTAGCAGAATTGTTAATTTTCCACCACTTTTTTATGGACCTCAAAATCCAGTATCTATTGAAAACCTATTATTGATTACTAACGTAAGCAAAGGACAAATAATATACAATTTCGCAGATTCAGCGACCACAGGAGTAGTTAATTCAACTAGCGGATTTTTATTGGGTTATAATACAACCTCAATGTCTAATGATGATAAATTGCAAATATATTATGATGTTCCTGTTCAAGGATTAGTAATATCTAGTAATTTCACTGGTCTTTCATCTACTATTATTGCTTCTGGTAATGCTGATAGAGAGACTTTTACAGTATTCAATGAAGGCCCTGGAAATTTACATATTTCTGCTGGAACAGGAGTTACAACGAGTGGATATCAAGTTCGTTTAAGTGCTGGAGATTATTGGGAAGCTCCAGATGGACAAATTTCGCTTCCTCATGCAGCAATATTTGCTACGGCAGGCACAGCTAGAGCGACGCAAGTTAATTAGGAACAGACGATGCCTCTCACAAAAAATCCAAGCAATATTGATAACTTCATTTTTGCCGCTGGCAGAATGAAAATGTATAGAGTCGGAATTGCTGGCGGATACTCAAAAGTTACTGGAACAGGTGGAACTGCAGCTTTTGGAAATACTGCTGGGATGAATATCAATCTTAATGCTGGAAGCTCTGCATCTGGTACATCAAAAGTTGGATATTATGACCCAACTGCCGCACTAATGACGGCAAGTGCTGGTATTATTGATTACAGCAAACGAATAAGATTTTCAATTGGAGGGATGATGTACATTGCTAGCACAAACTCTGTCATTAGAATTGTATTTGGTGGTACAGGAAACTCTACCGACGCTCCGCTTGCTGGCGTTAATGGGCTTACCGTAAAAGGTTTTGGTGCTGAATTTGCATTACAGTCTAGCGTAATTCAAGCTCGATTGATTGGATATAATGGTTCTTACTTAACTCCAACATCCTACACAACACTAACAAATGGCTTTGGACTTGTCGCATCCGACAATAGATTTTTTGGCGTGGTAATAGAATCTGACGGCGCAGGGAACATCTTTTTGTATGGGGCAGACTCACAAACCAATCCAGCTATAAACATAGGTCAGACTCCCTTGCTGACGCTAACTGGTGGGCCGACTAATTCTACAAGCTCAAATCGTTTTGGGCCAGAAATTCAAGCCTCAAATTCATCTTCTGCTCCATCTGCCTCCCCTTCCGCAATTCTTCAATCAACGCATTGGCTTTTAGATGTTCAGTAATATATTATGTAATATACATAAGCGCTCTATTTTTAATTAAAATATATATTATATAGTGTGTAATATTTGTTATATCGCGAATTAGGCGAATCTTCAATCTACAACATTAACAGCTACTAGCATGACTTATCCATTTCCTAATAATTTTAGCTCTATTTCTTTAGGTTCTTTTGTTATTGGTCAAAATAATGTGCCACCACCAATTTATTTAATGTATTAATATTATATTTTAAATAACAATTAATAGATATTATCATGGTGTTATTATATAATAAATAAATTGAAAACAGTAATTTTCTTTCTTCAAGGTGGCATAGGCAAACATATTGCAGCAACCGCCGTAGCAGAAAATATAAATAAAAATTATCCAGATAGAAAATTAATAGTAATTTGTCCTTATCCAGAAGTTTTTGTTAATAACCCCTTTATCTACAGAATTTATAGATCAAATAGTGCTCAATATTTTTATGAAGATTTTATTAAAAATAAAGATGTTATATTTTTAGGAAATGAAGTATATCAAAGTAATGAATATGTAGTAGAAAATAAACATTTAATAGAATCATGGTGCAATATGTTTGGATTAAAATATACTGGAGAAAATCCTAGATTATTTTTAAATTATGCAGAATTAATTGATACAGGAAGAAAATACAATAGAAATAAAAAATCTATCATTATTCAAACTAATGGTGGAGGAAATGAAGGTCCAAACTATAATTGGTCAAGAGATCTTCCAGACTTTTTAGTTAAAGATATAATTGATTCATTAAAAGATGAATATCATATATTTCATATTGGACGAAGAGATCAAGTTGGCTACGAAAATACTGAAAAAATTGACACCCACTTTAGAGAACTTTTTTGTTTACTTGGCTTAACTGAAAAAAGATTATTAATAGATTCATTTGCTCAACACGCGTCAGCAGCTTTAATGCTTCCTTCTACTGTATGCTGGATTGGTACTTCCCCAGATAAATTGGGCTATAATATACATAAAAATATCATCGCTAAAGATCAATCTAAGATATTTACTCATAATATTGATGGAATAATAATGGAAAAAGAATTCGCTGGTTTACCGCACCAATGTAATTACAATATAATGCAAGCCTTTGATAAGGAAGAAATACTCTCAACTTTAGTTTAAATTAACGAATTGCATACCAATATTATAGTGTAATTTAGTGTATGACTAATTACATCGCCTCTATTGCTCAAGAAATATTTGAAGAATTGGGAGAACCTTCTGATTTTAGTATATCAGCTATTGCCGCATGGTTAAGAAGAAATATTGGAGGTTTAAACAATTTTTTAAATGAATCTTTCTCAATTAATGATCAAGGTTTAGAAATTTCACCAGCTTTAAATGATGTTCAAAAATATATATTCAAAAAAATGTATAATGTATATTATTTTGATTTAAAAATTAAAAGCACAGCAAGTTTAGCTACAACAGATTTCATTTCAATAAAAGATGATATCGGAAGTGTTCAAAAAGTTAATAAAAATGAAGTGCTTAGAAATTATATCTCTATAAGAAAACAAGAATATGATGAACTTAAAGGGCTTGTATATCAATACAGAAATAATGAAAGTTCGCCAGTTCAAGTGGCTGGAGATGATACCATACCAGGATTTTATGGAGATTTTCGTTTTGATAACCCAGGATTTAGAGCTAGAAGAAATAATTTTATTCCATAATTTAATTATATGAGCTTCATAAGTTCCGATACTGCAGCTAGCTTTTCTAATGAATACGATCAATTTTTTGATTATTTCTCTAGACCTTTTGTAGTTAATAAGGACCCAATAAGAGTGATTAATCAATTAGCTAATCCAATGATTTATGGATATGGACAAAATTCTGACCAAACTAATTTTACATATGTGCCTGTTACTGGTGTTTTCAATGGTAGAATATATTATAATAACGCAAGAGATACAGACGCAGTAGATTCAGATTTGAAACTTGTATTTGCAAGAGGAGATGTTACGTTAAAAGTAAAACAACCAGCTAGAGATTTTATAGCTAACGGTAAAACTATAAATATAGAATTTGATGGAAAAACATGGAATGTTATTACAGAAGATATTGTTAAAAGATATCTTAATAACAGTTATTATGTATATGGATTGGAGCAAACAAAATAATATGGCTTCGAAAATTAATATAAATCAAATTAATCGAGAACTTTCCAAGTCTTACGAGCAGGCTATTAAAAAAGAAGCTTTAAATTTTGCTGAAGAGATTTTAACTGAAAATACAAAAAAATATTTAAATGAAATTGAAAATCATCCAGTTTCTAAAGAGATAGCTGATGGCCCAGACGGAGAAAATATAAGTTATACTTTAGATGGAAAAGAAAATCTTTTTGCTTTTATAGGTTTTGAAGCCGAAGATAAACCAATAGAGGATTTAAAAAATCTAATAAAAGAAAATACATTTTTAGATAAAAGATCAGTATTTAATTCAAAAACTTTCCAATTAAAATTTAATGTATTTACTCCATCTTTTGAAGAAATTAAATCTGCTACGCCATTACCTTTTGAAAATGGTAAAAGTTGGGTTAAGGGAATAGAAGATGGAATAAGTGGATTTGGATATTATGTATATGGTTTACTATTCCCTAGAAGTAGATCTAAAAGAGGTATTCAATCAAAGAATAAAGTTAGAAATGGAACTTTTAAAACAGTAAAATATATGTCAGAGATGTATAGTAATTTTATTAGGAATTTAAAGTAATGATACCACAATTTGATAATATTATAATGACGAGTATGCTGTTTTGGTTAGATCGAACCGTCATAACAAGGGGTCAAGCTTTTACTAATTATCAAAGCGTTTTTTATCCATTAGCTAACATGTATTATGGATATTATACCTATGGCGCGCCATTTAAACAAATGATAGTTGATTGTTCTGTAAGTGGAGCAAATATTATAAGCGGAATATATTTAAATAATAATTTTATTACAATAGGACAAAGTGGATTAAGTGGAATTAATGCTACCGAAGGACAATTATATTTTAGTCAACCAATAAATAATCCTAACACAGCTTTAAGCGGAAATTATGCTGTTAAAGATTTCAACATGTATTTAACTAGTAAAACAGAAGAAGCTATATTATTCGAAACAGCTTATCAAATTAACCCTAAAACATATCAAAATCCAACGGGCTTGCCAGTGGGTTCCGAGACTTATCCTGTTATATATTTAAAATATCAAGGTGGTAAGAATAAACCTCTTGCTTTTGGTGGGTTTGACCAAACAGTAAGCAACGTAAGAGCAATTATATTATCTGATACAGTTTTTAACTTAGATGCCGTAACAAGCATCATGAGAGATACAAGTCGCCAATTAGTGCCATTAATGTACCCAAGTGATATGCCATTTGATGCATTAAATAGTGTTACTGGAGACTGTTTTAATTATATTAATGCAACTAAAAATAAAAGCGTAGACAATGAATATGTATATATTAATGAAGTTAATATTAGCAAGTCTGACACTAAAATATTAAATGCTACGAATAGTTTAAATCGTAATGTATATTCAGCTTTTGTTGATTTTGAATTAGTAAAAAATAGATACCCTAGATTATAAAAAAAGTGAGAATTTTATAAAATAAGGTGTAATAATAATAAATGGAGAACAAATAATATGGCAAGAAATCGTATAATTTATCAATCTGAAGCTTTATATGCTGGTCCAGCACCAGCCACTGGTTTTCACTTAACTTCTGGAGCCGCCAACACCCCTTGGGTTGGACCAACTGGAAATTCTTTAGTTAAGCAGCTTCAAAGAATTCAAACAGCTAATTACAGCTTTACAGTTGATCGTACAGACGTTAATCAATTCGGTCAATTGGCCGCTATTGATCGAGTAATTTTAACAAATCCAACAGTTGCTTTAGATTTTAGTTATATTCTAGCTAATTTAGCTAACGAAGTAAATATAGGATTTACAGTAAATAAATCTGGTGACACAAATGAAGTTTCTGCAATTTCAGGATTGCTAAATGGAACTTCTGATGAAAGAAATTATTTTATCCGTACTGTACCAGAAGGTAATGATGCTGTTAATTATTCTGATACAACTGCAGCGAATAATGGTGTTATTGGAATTGGAAACGGATTCATTAGCTCTTATTCAACAGAAGGCTCTGTCGGTAATTTCCCAACCACAACAATTAATGTTGAAGGTCTAAATATGAACTTCCAAAAGGGATCAACTGGAGATCTTATCCCAGCTGTAAATCCCGCGGATGGAACTTCAGTAAATAATTATTATAGTCTTCCAACCGCAGCAACAACTTCTTCTACTGGTTTGGCTAGTGGAATTAGCGCTTTGCGCCCAGGAGATGTAACTATAACAATTCCTCAAATATCTGGTGGTGGAGTAAATACTACAACCATGAATGTTCAAAGTTATACATTAAGTTTTGATTTAGCTCGTACCCCAATTCAAAAACTTGGTAGTAAATTTGCATTCTCTAGACCAATTGATTTCCCATTAACTGTAACTCTAAGCGTTGACGCTCAAGTAACAGATATGGATGAAGGAAGCATCAATGATCTAATTTGTAACGACAGTAGCACATATAATCCATCAATATCTATCAAGAATCCAGATTGTGGAAATAATACTGTTGTAGCGAAATATACCCTTAAAGGAGCTAAACTTGATAGTCAAGAATATAGTTCTGATATCGGTAGTAATAAATCAGTTACCCTTACATTTAGCGCACAAGTTGGTGGACCCCAAGATACAGCTCGCGGGTTGTTCATCAGCGGTCAAGCCTAATAGTTAAGAACAAATTATAAAGATAACCCCCGTTTCCACGGGGGTTATTTTTTGTGTAAATACAGTCAAGGTAAAGGTTGGTTAAAAGGTATATGGAGCATAAAATTAAAGATTTAACTTTATTTCAAATAAAGCGCAAGATAACAAATATCTATAAAAATTTCTTTTTTATTCTTGAAGATCTATCTGATTCTGGATATAATCTGAATGAGGAAACTTATACAAAAATACGTAAAAGAATACTTGATAATGCAAATGATGCAATAAGAGAAATAGAAGAATATTTCAATACAATTGATATTAATTTAAAATGAAAAAAAAACTTAATCTTTATCAAGCTATTCCAATTGAGAAAATTATTCAAAGTAATTTATCGGTTCAATCTATACAAAGATCTTTAACAAAAGATTTTGGCATAAAAAATCCCAATTATTCAAATTTGACTAATTGCAATTTTCTAAAATTTTACGATTCTTGGAATGAAGAAAAAAGAAATAAATTCATTAAAACAATTGGTGGAGTAGTTTATTTTTCTAAAATTAAAAATTTTCTTCAAAAACTAGAAAGAGAACAAACTGGAGCTTAAAATATGAAAAAATTATATGAATTTTCGATAAATAAAGAAGTAGAAGTCAAAGAAACTACTAATGAAAAAAATGAAAAAGGTGAAGAAATTCAAGTTTCAAAGAACGTAAGAAAAGAATTGCCTCAAAAATATTTTATTAAAAAACCAAATAGAGGTCTATTTGATGAAGCAGAATTATTTTATGGAGTTCGTTTATCAGAAGGAATTAAAGCTGGTCTTTTAACAAGGGCTCTATTAGCTAAAAGATTTACTAATGATGGTGGAATTTTTAGTGAAATAGATAAAGAGCAATATACTAGCTTATATCTAAAGTTATTTCAATTACAAAATGAATTCCAAAGACTATCTGTTAAAGAAAAAAGCAAAGAAGAAGAGCTTCAATATAATAATTTAATTAAAGATATAGCTGAATCCAGAGAAAAGATTCAAGATTATGAGTTCGCTCAAGCTAGTCTTTTTGATCAAACAGCAGAGAATAGAGCCAGAAATAAAACTATAATGTTTTGGGTGCTTAATCTTTCTTATAAAGAGAATGATAATGGTACATTTTCACCAGTATTTGGAGATGGAGTATTTGAAGATAAACTAAAAGAATATGATAGATTAGAGGAGGCGAGCGATGCTTTCTTTGAAAAATTATGTCAAAAATTAGTTCTTCTTATTAGTTTCTGGTATATGGGTAGGGCTTCAACACAAGAAGAATTTGAAAAGCTATTTAATTTAGAAGAAAATAAGAGTGCAAATTGATAATAAAAATTTATTAAGACTTTACTTGGTAGATATTTTAAAAGGATACTCTAAAACATATTTAAACGATAAATTAATATACATTAAGCACATGGACTCCGTATCTTCTGGAGATGTAGACCTTAAAAAAGAAGAATTTTATCACAAGGCTTTAAAAAATAAACTACCTTCTTTAGCTGATCAAGAAACCTATATATTAAAAGAAGAGCTTTGGTCAGAAGAAAAAAATAAAGAGATTCAAAAAATAAAAGAATATTTAACTGGTTTAAAGAAAACAAAATTAAAGCTATTCCGAGAACAGGAATTAAAAGCCATAAATGAACAAATAAGCAACGAAGAAAAAAAGCTATTAAATTTAAATTTAGAAAAAAAAGAATTAATAGGATTTACTGCAGAAGATTATGCTAATAAAAAGATTAATGAATATTATATGTTTATATCTTTATATAGAGACTCTGATTTAAAAGAAAATTTCTTTTCTCAAAATGAATTTGATGAACTTGAAAATGTGGATATTAGTAAATTAGTGCAAATTTATAATGATAAACTATCAATTTATAATGATAAAAATTTAAAGAAAATATCTCTATTAAATAGCCATTTAACACTTTTTAATATATCTGATGATAATCCATATTATATGTATGGTAAAAGTATTGTATATTTAACTTTTTATCAAATTGAAATCTTTGGTTATGCTAAATATTTCAAAAATCAATTAAGTTATGCAAAACATAAGCCAGCAGATGAATATTTCGAAGACCCAGAAAAGCTAATAGAATGGTTAGAGAGCAGTAAAAATGTAGAGGAACTGCTAGAAAAGGGCGCTAGTAATAAAGCTGATACTGTGGCTACTTCTATTATTGGTGCAACTAAAGAAGACCTTAAAAAGGCTGGATTCGATGAATCTAACACTATAAGTCTCACTGAAGAAGCAAAGAAAAGAGGCGGTACTTTAAGTATGGAAGACCTCATGAAACTCCACGGAATTTAATTAAATATCTTATATTTTCGTGTAATTTATTACAGGAAAGGTATAAGGAATGGCAAGAACGTCAGCTACAATTTCTGTAGGTGCAGATACAAGGCAACTTGAAAAAGATATTCAAAGTGCTTTATCTCGCGATTTTAAATTCAAAGGATTTAATGAAAAGGCCTTTACTCAGCCATTGGGTCGAATTACTGGTGCTTCTAATGAATTCCAAAAATCATTAGATGCTTCTAATGCTCGTGTTATCGCTTTCGGCGCTAGTGCTGGATCAATTTTTGCTATAGAAAGAGCTTTTGTTAGTTTAATCAAAAGTACAATAGATGTTGAAAAATCTCTTACTGATATTAATATTATATTAAATACAACATCAAAAGGATTAGAAAAATTTGGTGCAGATTTATTCACAGTAGCTAAAGATACTGGACAATCATTTCAATCCGTTGCAGAAGCAGCAACAGAATTAGCTCGTCAGGGTCTTGGCGTAGAAGAAACATTAAAAAGAACAAGAGATGCTTTAATTTTAACTAGATTAAGTGGATTAGATACAGTTTCTAGCGTAGAAGCTTTAACTGCTACATTAAACAGTTTTAATCAAACAGCTTTAGATTCAACAACTATTATTAATAAATTAGCAAATGTTGACGCAGCTTTTGCTGTTAGTTCTGCTGATTTGGCCAATGCAATTCAACGAGTTGGTAGTTCTGCTCAAGATGCAGGAGTTGGATTCGATGAATTGTTAGCTATTGTAACAAGCGTTCAGCAAACTACTGCCAGAGGTGGCGCAGTTATTGGTAACTCACTAAAAACTATTTTTACAAGAGTTGCTAGACCAGAAGTATTAGATCAATTACAAAACTTAGGTTTAGAAGTTCGTAATTTAGATGGTAGTACTCGTCCAGCAATTGATATTTTAAAACAATTATCATCAACTTTTGATACTCTTTCTGATTCTCAAAAATCACAAATTGCAGAAAGTGTTGGTGGTGTTTTCCAAATTAATATTTTAAAAGCTGCTTTAGGTGATTTGGGTAAAGAATATTCTGTTTATAATAACGCTTTAAATACTTCAAAAAGCGCAACTGATCAAGCTATTAAACGAAATGAAGCGTTAAATGAAACTTTATCTGCTTTAACAAGCAGAACATTAACAAACTTTACTCAATTAGGAGCTAAAATTGGAGCTGGGGCTTTTCAACCAGCAATCGAGGGAACATTAAAAAATGTAAATAATATATTAGAAGGATTAGCTAATCAAGATTCAGAAAGTGTTGGGGCTAAAATTGGTGCTGGAATTTTAGGTGGGCTTTCTACTTTTATATCTGGTCCTGGATTACTTTTAATAACCGCTGTTATTGGAAAATTATTTTTAGATTTAAGTAAATTTGCTGCTACTTCTGCTAAAACATTATTAGGTATTGGTAAACAAGCTACTGATAGAGCAGCTATTGAAGGAAAAATTTCAAGTATTCTTGCTCAAGAACCACAACTTCTTTCAGCAATAGCATCTAAACAAATTACTGTATTAGATACAGAAAATAGAATTTTACAAATTTTAAGAGAACAAAACGCTGTAAGAGAACAAGCAGCAGCTTTATCTCGTTCAATTACTAGTGGATTAATTGGTAAAGGAGTAGGTACTAAAAGTGGACAAATTACTACAAGAAGTGATGGGTTTATTCCAAATTTTGTAATGCAAGAAATTTATGGCGCATTAGCTGGTGGATATAAACCAGGAAATATTAAAGAAATGAATATTCCTGGAGTAGGAAAAACTATTTATAATTCAGCAGAGACAGTGAAAAGAATGCCAGGATTTTCTCAACCAGCAATTATGCCTCCAGAAGGAAGTGAAGCTGGAAGAAATTATAAACAATCATTTTCTGATAAACATGGATTTAACCCTTATGCAAGCTCTGGGTTTATTCCTAATTTTGCAAAAACATTTTATGATATAAAGGATCAAAATGGAAACGTATCATCTTATAATAATTATCAAATTCCAAAATTAATTGCAAATGGAGTAATTAGTGAAAAAGCAGCAAGAGATGCTAATTGGAAACCAGAAAAAGAATTAAGCGCACAGAAAAAAGCAGCAAAACAAAAAGAATATGAAAGTGGTTTTTATGATACTGAAGGAAGATTAGGTGTTGTTTCTGTATCTGCTGGTTCACCAACCGCAACCGCTTCGACTAAAGTTGGTGCATTAAAAGTATTTAATTCCGCGGTTGAAAAAAATCCAGAATTAGCAACTAAAAAAATTACATTTTCTAATATTCAAGTTAGAAGTCTTGAAGGAAATTTAGAGAAAAGACCAAGTCAATTTACTAATTTAGTGAATGAAGCACTCCTTGATCCAATAGCAAGTTTAACTCATAAATATCTTGGTACAGTCTTAAGAGATGAGTCAGCTTCCCCAGCTGCATTAAATGATGTTAGATCCGCTTTAAAAGGAAAAAAATTAATACCATCTACAGCAGAAGGCTCTATATTTGAGGCTGCAGTTGCCCTCGCAACAAAAACTCCTACACAATTTATAAGATCTATTGATGATGAAGATAATAGACCATTTGATTTCGAAGAAGCAGGTCCTGCTACAGGTAATTTTAAAAAGAGATTTAAATTTGGAGAACAACTACAAAAAGCAGATGCAAAATTAACTGGCAGTCCTGGTGCAATTGCTAGTATTATTAAAAAAGCTTACAATTCTAATTTCGATCCAAGTCTTCCATACTCTGAATATCTTTCTGGAGGATTTATTCCTAATTTCGCAGATGCTTTAAATGACGCAATAAATAGAGAAAAGAAAGCTGGCGTAAATCCAAATTCCATAAGAGTTGGAAGAAGTAATTCTTTAATGTCTAATATGAATCCTAGTGGCCTTGGAGTTTATAATACTAAAGATGAACCAAGAGGATTATCTCAAGGAATTTCAAGATATAGTTCACTAAATAACGCTCGTAGAGCAGGTGCAGCTAAAGGTTTAATTCCTAATTTCGCTTTATATTCAGCCAAGCATACTGAAGCTGGACCAGAAGCTTTACCCGCATCTAAAGAAGCTAATGCAGCTTTTGCAGCTCTTGCAAAAAAAGTTTATAATGGAATATTAACTTTTGATCAAGCTAATACAAAATTAGCGCAACTCGCTAAAAGATTTGATTTAATTGATACGAGCACAGAAAAAGTAAGAAATACATTAACTCGCGCAGACAAGTCTTATCAAAGATTAGTAGTTGAAACTGACGCATTAGTAGCTGCAAGTGGAAATTTAATAACAGGATCTAAATCTCTAAAACAATTAGAAACTAGAGCAGCTGCTGGAGGAAGAGGTGGAGAAATAGCTCGAGGCGGATTAGAAGCAGCAAGAGAAAGAAGAGCTGATGCAGCTGGAAGATTGCAAGGAATCGGAATTGGCGCAAGTATAGCTGTTCCAATAGTAAGTCAAATCGCTCAAGAATTTATGCCAAATAATAAATATGCTAGAGCTGGAACAACAGTTTTAGGTGATACAGCAGCATTTGCTGGAACAGGAGCTTTGTTTGGTCCATGGGGTGCAGCTATTGGCGGATTAATTGGAGTTACAATTGGCTTAACTAAAGCATTTAAAGAGTTGAATGACAGATCAGAAGAATTTGCTAAAAATTCAAGAGAATCTGGCAATAAAGTAGCAAGATTTTCTGAAGATGTTCAGGCGTTTTTAACTTCAAGAGAAAAGATTGCTGGAGTAGAAGCTGGAGCAATAAAAGCTACCCCAAATGAGTTAACTAAATTAGGGGGCCAAAGATCTGCGTCATTTAATAGGATTTTATCCTCTGTAAGTGAAGATATTCAAAAAGAACTTTTAGCTGGATTATCTGGTACAGAAGAACAATTGCAATCAGCAATACAAAGAGCAAATGATGAAATTGCTTCTAATAATTTTGTAAATCAATTCATACAAACCACCAATGAACAACTTAAAGATGGAGCTAAAAATTTAGATTTAACCGAGACGTTAAGACAATTAGGATCAATAAAAACAACAAATGGAGAATATATTGGAGATTTAATATCTCAACAAAGTGGCTTATTGAAGTCATTTGACGCATTAACAATTGCTTCAGAAAAATACTATGGAATAAATGATCAAATAGCTAAATCTATAGAGCAAACATCAATCGCAGCAGATAAAGCCACAATGAGTATAGAAGAATTTGCAAAAAATGATATATTTGGATTTAATACAACCTCTCCCCAAGTAAATGCGGGGCCTGCTGGTTTTGGTAGCAACATAAAGACAGAGTTCACGGGGACTGCAGGTAATTTGGGAGGCGAAGCGAAAATTACTGACGTAAATAGACAAATGTATGAAGCAGATTTACAAAAATCAATTCAAGATTCTGGAAAAGGATTAAAAGATTTTATTATTCAACTAGGAGATTCTGGAAAATTACAAAAAGATAAAGCTCTGGAACTAGCTAATTCAATACAAACTATATTAGATAGCAACAAATCTTTAGAAGAAAAAGGAAAGGCTTTACAAGAAACTTTTGGTAATTTAAGAAAATCATCTGAAATAGTAGACCAAACATTTAAAAAATTAGTAGATGCACAATTGAATTATATCAATTTAACGTCACAAACAATGAAATTATTTTCAGAAGATGCCGCTCAAAGACAACAAGCCGCAAAATTTATTCAACAAGGTGATTTTGGTAACGTACTTAAAGAATTTTTAAAAACAAATGAAGGTGCGCAATTTTTACCAGAAAATGTTCTTAGAGGTACTAATACAGCTGCAATGCAAGGAATTTTAGGAGGCACAGCAGATTCAACAAAAAGAATTGAATTAGAAAGAAAATTTGGACAAGCTTATAAAAAAGCTGCGCAAGAGATCGCGGGCGGTGGAGTTTTAACTGATAGGACTTTAGCAGAATTACAAATTGGAATTCAACAAACTAGCATAGAAGCTGGTATGACAACTAAAAATTTAGTGGAATTAGGATCATCAATTGGTGATGCTGTTACCAGAACTGAAGCGCTAAATATCTATACAGAAAAAGAAGCTCAACTAAAGAAGGAGCTTGGAAATAATATATTAGCATTAAATTTAGCCGCATCTGCTGCTGCTGATAGTTTAAGAGCTATAGCTGGATTTAAAGAAGGAACATTATTTGCAGATGAATACAAGCAAATGCAAAATAAAGCAAGAGAAGATAGAATAAGATCTAAAACAAATAAACCAAGTGATATATTTGGAGCATTTTCAGATGAAATGACCTATGGAGTGCAGGATGCATTTAGAGATTTAAATAATACAGCTGGCGACACAGCAAGAACAATGAAGAGCGAATTCAATAATGCATTTCAATCTGTTATAGATGGAACTCAAAATGTAGGAGATGCATTTAGAACCATGGCTTTAAATATAAGTAGAAGAATGCAACAGCTTGCACTTGAAATGACAACTAACTTAGCATTAAATAGTCTTTTTAGTTCAATAGGTGGTTTACCAAGCGTATTTAAAAATCCATTAGGTAGATCTAAAGGTGGATATATACAAGGATTTTCAGAAGGAGGAAAAGTTTTGGGTGGATCTGGAACAAAAGACGATGTTCCTGCAATGTTAAGTAATGGAGAATATGTTGTTAAAAAATCCTCTGTAAATAAATATGGTACAAAATTTTTAAATCAATTAAATGGTGGGGGAGTAGTTAAAAAAGCAGATGGTGGTAATGTTAGTGATGAATTAATTGCTGAATATTTAAGAAACTCAAATAAAACCCCAGCTTCTGAAACTGATCCTGGAAGAGTAGTCGATGCAGCTACAAGGGATTTATTCGCTCAATCAATTAATGCAATGCTAGATAATAAAGATGTGTCATATAATCGAACATTTTCAAAATTATTATCTTCAAATAATCCATCTGGTGGTGAATTTAGAAGTAGCCTTGGTGCATTTTATACATATAATGATCCAAATTATCCAACAGCTGGAGAGTATTTAATTGATCCATTATTATCTCAATTAGCTTTAACTGATCCAAATGATCCGCAAAATAGAGTAAATGATCAAAATAGAAAGAAACTTTTTGATTATCTAGTTGGTGGAATGGATTTATATGAACAAAATAAACAATCAATTTTAGATACAATACAAAGAAATGCAGAAGAAAAATCTAGAATAGATCAATTAAATCAACAACAACAAGACGCTTATAATAATCAATTAAAAATGGGAACCTATGGAACATTAGCTATGGCAGGATTAGGATTTGGAGCTTCAGCTTTAAGTAATTATGGCGCACCAGCTTTGAAAAGTTTATTTGGTGGTTCATCAAAAACTAAAGTAGGAGGACAAGAAGCGACAGCAGTTGGAGATTTTGGAAAAGGATATGGATATAAATATGCAACATACGTAAAAAATGGTGGGTTTATAGGATATGCTAATGGTGGATACAGCAATAGAGATGATGTTCCAGCGATGTTAATGGGCGGAGAATACGTAATGAAGAAAGATTCAGTAAATACATATGGAAGAGGATTTTTTGATAAGTTAAATTCTGGAAAAATTAAAAAATTTGCAGATGGTGGAATGGTAGGTGATAATTTAACAGATATAAATAATAAAAAAACTTCAGAAAATAACTTAGAAAATAATATAAATATAACTGTAAACGTTAACGGATCAGATTCAAATGTACAAATGAATTCTGAAAATTCAGCAATGAGTTCAGCAGAAGGTCAAGCAAAAGCTATTAAATTTGCAGATCAATTAAAAGCAGAAATTATAAAAGTTATAGTTCAACAGCAAAGACCTGGCGGTTTACTAACTAAATCAAAATAATTAATACAATTTAATATTAAAACTAATATTTCTTTTACCTTGTATTAAGCGATCTTTATTAATTGAATTATTTGTCAAATATTCCTTAGTAGGAGTATTATCGTATTCATAATTTAATAAAAATGTAACATAATTTTGACCATTTATTTCTTTAAAATACTTTTGCATAAAAATTAAATTAGTTGTATTTGTTTCTATATATATTTCATCTGCATTTGAAAATGGAGTAATACATTCTAAATAAATAGAAGTTTTATTTTGATTTTCTATAACATCAATAATTGATATATTGTTTATATTTGTATTATTAAAATATAATAAATCAGATTTTAAGTCTTTATATATTAAATTATCATTCTTATTTAAGTAATAGCCAAGTAAATTATCTGGAATCATTGAGTCCATCGTATCTTCATCTATTGGTATTGCGTCTGGTACAGATACTTCATTTTCTATTGAAAGAGTATAATCTTGTGTATCTTTATTTGATTTTATAAAATATTTTTTAAATTCTGTATTTAATAGAGATATATTAGTTTCTGGCCAACTTAATTTTTGATAACTTTCATTATTTAATAAATAAAGAACTCCTTGATATAAGCCAACTATTTGATTACTAGAATTTTCTTTAAATATTAAACCTGGTTTATATAGTTGATTAGTAAAATTTTCTATTAAAAAATCATTAAATTCTAAATTAGTCATTTTTGTTTTAAAAAAATTAACAAAATCTATTTGCTCTTTGGTGAAGTAAAAAATTTCTACTTCTATTATTTCTTCATCTAGAATTAAGTCATTGATTGGTAATGTTAGAATTTTGATATTTTGATTATTATCTAACCATTTTTCATCTATATTAGATATAAAAATTTGTTCTAATTTAATTTTTTGATTATTTTTATATTTATAAGGAATAACATAAAATCCATTTATATTATTTTCTATAATTTTTTCACTATTTAATATTAATTTAATACCAAAATTATCTGAACTTTTTAGTATATCTGTAAACATATTTTGAACAACTGATTGATCTAAATTTATATTAGAATATTCTACTTCAATTTCATTTATAAAATCTTTACATTCAATTATAAATTTTAATTTTTTAAAAAATCCTTTGATATTATTTTTTTCTAAAAAATCAGAATAATTTTTTTCTAGATTATATATGTATTTTTGTCTTGCAACTTTTTTGTCTGATGTAAAAGTTTTCCATTGCCTTGGAGGAGAACACATCATTTCTAGGGGTGTCTCTTCCATTGAATCAAAATGAGTTAACCATAATAAATCTTGTATATTTTTTTCTGTAATTGGAATATCTTTTTCTTCAGTTATTAGAATATTTTTTTCATCAAAAATTTTAACATTATAAGTTATTCCATTGAAAATATTAAAAGATTCTTCTAAAAATGCTGGTCTAGTAGCATTTAAATCCCATTCTAACTCAATATTTTTTGTTAATATTTTATAATTCATAATAGAAATTAATTTCCTGGGGTTCCTCCCCTACCACCCACAACATTTATACCTCCAGTTACGACAAACGATGCAGGAGCTTGTTGACTTAATGTAATTGAAGACGTTACTAAACTAGATTTTTCTTCATAAGGATTTATGGCTTGAACGCCAACATACCATGTTCCTATTCCAGTTGGAGTGAAGAAAAATGGTAGACTACCAGTAGACGTAGGTAAGGCAAGAGTTTGATTTCTTAATGGAGAAAGTGGGGCATCAAATAAATCTTGATCTAAAATTTGACCAGCTACAAATGGATTATTAAACCTTCTGTACATATTATATAATGATACTACTCCAGAATTATTTGGAGGAGTAATAGTATATGCAATAGAATTAATTCCTCCTTGATTTGTAGTATACGCTGGAAATGCTCCATTGAGTCCATAATTTCCAGTAGGATCTCTATATAAAATACTTAAAGTTAAACTAGGATCATTAGGTTGAGGTATTTTGGTTGGAACAGATATTAGAGCTTCACCAGTAACAATATCTGTGTATTTTTGATCCACATATTTAAGGGCGGTTATATTATATGATTCATCTGTTTTTTGATTAATATTGGTTATTCTATAAGATTCTAAATCATTTAAATATCCTTCCAAATAGTATCCAGGGTATAGTAAATTATTTGGATTATTAATTCCATATCTATTTGATATATTACCAGAATATAATGATGGATCGTAATCAATTGACCAGACTGTATTTTTCGGTAATGAATATCCACTAGATCTTAACGCTGTTGGAAATGAAAATGCAACATATCCAGTATATTGACCTGTTCCTTGAGATATATAATTTTTAGGATTATTAATACTAATATTTTGAATTTGAGATCTTCTAAAAAAATCAGAATTTAGTCCAGTTACTCCGCTAGATGTTTGACTATATCCAGTTATATATAAATTACCCAAGTATGTTCCATAATCTAAATTATAACTTGGCGTTAAAAATTTAATATCTAATGGATTAACCGACCCAGTTATTGCTAATAAAGTATTAGCATTATATGGTACATCTAAAATTGCATAACCAGTAGTAAGTTCTAAAGTCCTTCCTGCAAAATTTTGATATTTTTGATTTTGATCATAAATTTTTATTATATCACCTGGTCTTAAAAAAGCCCCATCTAAACCAACCTCAAAATCAACCGTTTCTGTTTCTAAATTTTCTGTTGTTAAAAACCATCTTCCCATTCTTTTTGCTTGGCTTCTTTTTGTAGCCCCGAATGCGCTAATTTCTACTTCTCTAATTCCATATTTTAATAAAGCTGATCTATCTTCTACGTATTCTACGGCTGGTAAATAATTATTATTTTCATCATTATATCTAACCAACGCAACAGATCTTCTAGCTTTCTTTGCACTGCTTGAATAATTAAATTCTCCGTTTTTAACATTACTATTATTAAATAAATAAATTGAATCCTTTGGCCGATCTTGATTTATAAATAATTGTCCAGCGGAATAATATAATATTCCATTAAATACAGAAGCCATGTCATCTAACATTTTTGATGCTTCTTGTTTAGATGAAATCAAAACATTACATGTAAATCTTGGTTCTAAACCTCCAAAACCATCAGGAACAAGTTGATCGCAATATTGAGATATTTCATATAATGTCCATTTATCAGTTAAATTCATGTCTATATATCTTCCTAATCCAAAACGATTACTAGTTATTAAATCATACAAACACCAAGCGGGATTATCTGTCCAAGCTAATTTAAATTGACCATTCCATGGTCCGCTATAGTTTTTAGTAATTGGATCATAATTAATCGGAACTTTAACTTTTAATAATTGCATTTTATATTTTCTATTTGGAATTTCTGCAAAATATTTTGCATTGAAATTATTATAAACCATTGCTGTATTTGGATAAGTGAATTTATTTGGATATACGAAAGTTATACTATCTACAGTAGTACTATTGTTTCGTGCGGCTTGACTAAATTCTGAAGTAACTTTATTTAATTCAAATGCCCAACCGATTTGATCTGGCATTAGATCTATAAAATATCCATTTTCTGCAGTAGGTCGAAGATGAAAGGTATAATGAATTAGAGTAGGATTATTTTGTATCTTTCCTCTAACATAAAATGTATCTGAAGAAAATAATCTTGGATTAGTTGTTGGAACAGTTATATTTGGCACAGCTACTACTTCTTTTCTATCGGAAAAAACTCTCCACAATCTAACTCCAAATTGAATCTGATCAGGGAATACTGTTCCAGCGTAAGCGCCAGAAACAATGGCACCAAATAAACTGTTAACTATTACATTAATTCTAATAGATTCTACTTCTGTATTATAAATATAATATTTTTTAGTTGGAACTAAACCAGAAACTGTTCCACTATAAAAAAATGGTCCATATAAAGTTTCTCCAATATTTTTTGTTACAGCTGTTTTTACTGGATATTTATTTCTATCTACAAGATATCCATCATAGTGATATCTATCTTCATAAAGATTTATTCTTGGAGAAGAAACTGTATGATCATTTGTTGCGCCATAATCATATCTAAAGTTAATAAATCTAAAATTTAAATATCCTTCTGTTGTAGCTAATGGAGTTTCATTCCAAAATACAGATCTTGCTTCTGGAGGTACAATAATTGTCGGATCAAGTTGAGAAGAAAACCCTATTCCACCCGTAACAAAAGGACTAAATGAAACGCTAGAATAGCCTATATCTCCAACATTTTTTCCACTAACACTATAAATATAACTACCAGTTACAAATCCTTGAATTGGTCCTTCTGAAATAATATCTATAATAGATGCATTTTGTATTGTATATACAGATATATTTTCCATTCCAGTCGAAAATAAATTATATTGCTCTCTATATGGTACTGAGTTTTGTATATCGTAAGCTGTTCTTAATTTAGGCGTATTTGGATTATATAATGCTAATTGATTGGCTCCACCTCTGCCAATTCCACCTTCATCTGGATGTCTAGTATCCCAGTGAAACCTAGTGGCGCCAGAATAATATATGTTAAAAGGATATACGAGAGTCCATGGTGTTCCAGTTTGTTGCCAAAACCAACCAGTTTGGTCTAATATCTGACTCCTCGACGCAATTATTCCACTCATGCCGTAAGTTAGAGTTGCTTGCCACATTGGTAGCCCCCACCAATCTATTCCACTAAATAGTAAGGTATGGTTACCACCTAAATGATTAGCAGCTAAACTATCTGGAAATTCTGGATTTCCCCAGATGAACCCCATGTTATTGACAAAATCAATTCCATGAAATCCTTCTGACCATTGATTGGGATTGCCTGGCATAAAATTATACTAGATAGCTACTTGATTGACTTATCAAGTGTAATTGTTCGTTAAAATAATTTTGAAATCCAAAATTATTATCTTGTAAAAATCTAACATCAGTTTCATTCCATATAACTGATCTTTTATTTGCAACGTAAGTATTTTCATAATAAACATTCGCAGCAATACTACCTACCATTAAAGTACCATATCCTACTGGAACAGGTCCACCCTCTCCAACTAAATTAACTGGTCCATTAAAAAGATAGGATTGTGGTCCACCTAATACGCCTTGACCATCTCCAATCGAACCTTGATTTGCTGTTGTTGCTTGTTGGGCTTGAAATGGAATCTTTGGCGGTGGTTTAGACAATAGTCTAGTAACTCCATCGGCAATTAAAGCTATGCCAGCAATAATTGCAGCTGGAGCTAAAGCTTTAGGTAGGGGGTTCCAACTTTGTCCAGCGGTAGCTCCTGCTGCTACAGAGCCTATTCCACCAATAACTTCAGCATAACCCCACCAATCGTCCCAACTTGCACCAACAATACTTGGTATTAAATCAATAGATTTTAATTGGTTTTTTTTATATACACAAAACATTTCTGATTCTGGTATTTTTAATGGATCATTTGGAATATCTAGTATTTTCTTATTCAAAACGATATGATATTCATAATTTTTATTATCAATAATCCATTTTCTTAATTTTCTAGTATTGGCTTCTATGGCTCTAAGAGCTTCATTGACGCTAGAGACTTCAAGATTCCATTCTTTTCCAATATCTTCACCTAATTTACCATGTAAAGTTATTTTAACCATATATTTATTTACATTTAAAATAATTAAATTGATCCTGTTTTATATTATATAAAACCATATCTAACATTAAATAATTTGCACAAGATTTATCTAATCCACTAAATTCACTATTGTCAATAGTGTGGCTATGATAGATATATAATATATTGTAGTTATGTTTAATATTTAAAAAATCTCCTATAGAAATTTTAAAAAAATTATTTTTTTGTTTGGATATATTTTTAGTTTTAATGCATTTTATTTTTTTATTATCTTTTACTATAAAACCACAGCATTCATTAGGGAAATCTTCTAATGCATGTCTTTTAATGAAATTTTTAATTGTATTTTTCATTATTGAATTTGATCTAATCCAGGAAATCCTCCAAATGGAAGAAATCCATTTAAATATTCTCCAGTAACATCTTCTGGTAAACCATGAGCATAATTATTCCAAGGATCATGAACATCTGGTCTTCTTGGCCAAGAAGCTGGGCTTCCATCTGTTAAAGCGCTTCCAGTTGCATACCAAGATGGAACGTTGAGTCTTCTAAAATCACCTCCTGGTCCAGCAGCTTGATATCCAGTAATTCTATATCTTCTATAAAAGCTCCAATAATCCCAACCTCCTCTTGACATTGGCCAAACTACTGGTCTAAAATATGGATTTTTTTGCCATCTTAATCTACATGCGTTTATAGTCTTGGAGCATGTATCTGCACCCCAAAATTTTCTATTTGGAGGATTATTGAAAACATCAGAAGTATGATTAGTTAAACATACAAAATAATATTTAATTCCATGATTTTCTAAAAAAACAAAATCTCCAGTTTGATAAAAAGCTCCAGTAACCCAATCTCCACTATCGCCAATTCTAAATTGTCCACTAAAATTTAATTCACTTAACGCGGTTCCTGCGTTAGAGGTAGTAGATATTAATCTCCAATTGGGCCAAATCCCTCTAGAGGGAAAAGTTATTTTATATGTTCCAGCTGGGCTTCCATTTAAATTCCATGTTAATGAATATCCACTAATATCAACAACTGGATTCCAAGATGAAGCTATACTGCTATAATATTGAATTTGATAATTATTATTAATCGCAGAAGTTGAAGTAAGTGAAACTTGAGTTACTTCTGCTTGTATTGGACCACTTAATTCTATAACTTGTTGGGCTGCTGTTGAAGTAACTGCGGTTACCGCTATATTATTATCATTTAGGGCAGCCGCGCATTGGGCTGATGTCCCCGCGTTTAATGTATAACTTGTAAATGTCCAATTTGCCCAATTATTTGTACCTGTGTGTCTAAAATAATTAAGTCCTGAAAATCTTTGTCTTGATTGAACTCCACTTAAAATTGTATTTAAAAATAACTCATCATTTTCAGTTGCAACTGGAGGAGCTTCTAGCGGAAGTGTTATTCTTCTATCTGGATTCGAGACGGTTCCGTAAACTCCACTATGAATTGGATCTATTCTTTTATTATATTCATATAAACATCCTTCTCCTCTATATTCAAATGGACATTTATTGGCCAAAAGAGTTCGTCCTGGTAAAGTTAAATTTTCTAAATCTAAAATTGATACCAGGTTATATTTAAGGGTATTTTTATTTTCTAATTCTTTTCTATCCACATAATAAATATCTCTAGGTAATTCTATTTCTGTTATGGATGGGTCATCTGAATATGGATTATAATTACCAGAAAAATTTAATGGATCTAAATATTTTAAAAAAGTCCTAATTCTTGTAAATTTTCCACCAATAATATCTCCTAATGATTGGACTTGCATTCTTATATATTTATAAAATGAATTGGTATTATTATCTGGCGAATAATTTGTTAAAGTAAGTTGTGGAGTTGGCAATGTTCCTACAGAAACATAATCGAAACCTTCAGCAACCATTGGGAATGGATAGTAATAATTATTTTGCCAATATATTTGGCCTTCATTAAATGAACCATTAGTTAAATTAAATAGATTAAAATTATTATGACATCTTAAAATACCATTTTGCATTGGCTGACCGCTAGTATTAATGAATCTTATTTGTGGATATATGTCACTTAAATCTAATTCATATAAATAAATTGGAGTCGTTGGAGTTATGCTGCTTAATTCTGTATTTAAAGAATTAGATCCACTTGTGATTGTATTAAAAACTTGAATCGCAGGAGATGATCTTGTTGGAAGTGCCATATTATACTGGAACCTCTTGTAATTTAATTTTTATTGTATAATTATTATAAGAATTATAATTTACTGTCCAGGATGGGGCTGTAAATCTTGTATTAAAATTTGTTTTACTGTAAATCGTTGGAACATTGTAAACAAATGAAGTTTGCGCGTTCATTTGATTTAAAAAATGCAATATAGAGATTGCTTCTCGTTCTTTTCTGTTTTCAAAATTAGCGTCAAAACCTACTAAGTTTGTATTTATTCCATCTGGTACTCTTTGTTGGTAGCCATTACCAAATGTCATTATTTTTACTCTTGGCTCAAGAGATATTGATGTTTGATAAGATGGTTTCCAGAAGAAATTCGGGACTAAAGTATTATTAATACTTATATATCCATCCCATTCCACTTGAAGATTTGGTGTCGAAGTTGGATTATTTGCTGCTCCTATATTATTATTTATAATAGAGTAATAATATTTAGAGTTTGATCCAGAAACTATATTATATTTATTATAGTTAACTGTACTAGACCAGCCAGAAACTGTATCGTATATACTTGCCATAACCTTATACCTTTTAAATAATTACACTTGTTTTAATGGTGTAATTATATTAAATGGCTATCTTTTCTTCTAAACAAAATCAAAATATTTATTTAAATGGACAGTTTGTATCTGGAGTTCAGTCTTTAGGGGTATCTTATGATACCAATATAGCGCCTTCTTTAGCTTTAGGCGATACTGGATTTAATTATCTTGTTAATAATCAAAATAAATCTTCTATAAGTTTAGAGTACGTCCCATCAAATATTGATCCAATTCTTTCTTTTACTGGAGAAAATATAATAAGTGGAATGTTGGGATATGCTGATAAATATATAAATTTTAATAGTGGTTATTTAACTAGATATAATATTAAAACTTCTATTGATAATCCTGTAGTTTGCCGTGCAGATATAGATGTTTATGGTCAATTTGCGCAAGTGACTGGAATTAGAAATAATAATTCAATTAATTATAATATAACTCCATATGATCTATGTTATACTGATGTAACTTTTAACGAAGTCCTAACAAATAGATTGATTTCTTTTGAAATGAATATATCTACTAGCCGTATTCCTCAGTATGATGTAGGCCAATATTATCCAAGCGAAGTTCTTGTAGAATATCCTATAAGAATAGATTTTAATTTTGAATTAGATATTGATAATTATATTATGCCAAATATAAAATCATTTTTATTAAACGAAGATATAAGATCTATGCAAATAAATTTTAAAAATTATTCTACATTAAATAACGTATTATCTTTTAATTTTGATAATATAGTTAAAAACAATGAAAGTTTAAATATAAATGTTTCTGAAAACGGAAAAGCTTCTATTGCGTTTTCCACTTATATATTGAGTTAAACCTTCTTTATTCTTTCTATAAGTTCAAATATCTTTGCTTTGGGAATATCTGATATTGAGTTTAAATTTTCTGCATTATCAAATTTCTCTTTAATTAATTTTTTCTTTAATTGATCAAAATTAATGCTTTTATCTTTCATTACTTTTTCTAATAAAGCGTGAGGAGATGTTGGACTTTCATTTGTAGATGATGAGTCATCAAGTAGTTTAGCGTCTCCTAATTCTTCTTGACTTACAATATTAATTTTTAAAAAATTACGTACACATCGAACAAATGCTCTGTTTTCAGCAATTGCAGCTAAAAAGAATCTTGCAAAGCTTTTCGTATTATTTAATGTGGCATCAGCTAGAGATTCGAAAACAATTTCTTTTCCACCAGTTTCATAATTAGGAAGCCAAGTTATTCTACAACTTGTTGCGAAATAATTCTCAGAGGCTGCTACTACTTTATATTCTACACTTGTGTATCCACGAATTTGGGCAAGCTCTTTGATTCCACCCAAAAGAATAAGTAGATCTTTATCTTGAAGTTTAGAAACATCTGTTTCTTGTGTCTTTTGTCTATTTGGTACAAGATGTTCAGTCTTTACCATTTTACGCCAATTAATACTTCCATCATCATTAAAAATATAATTAAGACTCTTGTCTTCAATAAGACCGTATTTATTTCTTGTTATAAGATTTGGTGGTACCACTTGAATAGGCTCTTCGTTTTTTTGAGAAACAACTACTGTTTCAAACAATTCCGAACTGCCAATTGAAATCGTATTTTCTTCTGTTTTAATTTTAGGACTCATTTATAGATGATAACATCATTTAAAAATTTAGTCAATAGTAAAAATATAAAAACTTTCCAATTCTTTGTATAAATCCCCATCATTCTTAAAATCAAAAGATTCATTTACATTTGCTGAATAGCTTTGATTATTTTTATAACTTTGGAAAGATGGATACATTTTACCTTTACTTAATAAGATTTTGGCTGATTTAAATCTTAAATTTTGCTTTTCAAAAGATTCTATAATTTTTTTATTATCTTCTAAATTTTTTATGTTTATATTACAAAAATCCATGAGATCTAATTTATATTTTTGCACTTCTTCTTCTTCTATAAATGATATTATAGAAAACTTTATACCATTATTTCTTAAATTTTTAATAAAATCTATATCAAAATTTGAATTTTTATCAAATATAAAAAATACAGATAAAATATTTTTCTTAAATTTTATTAATTGATTTATATTTATGGGTCTATTTGTTAGAATATTTGTTTTATATAAAGATAGAATATTGAATAAGTACTCTTCATTAAACACATAATCCATTCTTACGTTAGCGATATTTATATTGAATTGTGATAAATCTGGAATATGGTCTGGAATAATTTCCAATGCTCTTAAGTGATATGCGTTTCCAAAATATACAGATTTTTGGTTTACCTTTTCTTTTAAATCTAATTTATTTAAAACCGAATTAATTATTTCTTCTGGTTTAATGAAATTAATAGTCTTTGGGTTTTCGATTGCTGCGTAAGATGGTTTTTTATTTTTTAAATCAGAAAAAATTAAATCATAATCTTTAGGATTAGACCAGTATGGACCAGATTGATTTGGATACATATTGCAATATAGTGCTACTATTTTTTTATCAAAAGCAGATGCTAAATGCACTGGTAAACTGTCTACTCCTAAATGCAACATTGAATTCTGTATAATATAAGCTAAGTTATTGAAGTTAGTCTGTCCTTGCGTTGGGTAGCAAAGTGGTAGAGGCGCATCATCTTTGCCACCAATTTGTACGATATTTATATTATATTTATTTAATATGGGAGCTAAATTAAAAATTACTTCCTCCCAATAATCATATTCTCTAGAAGCAAATTTTCCCTTTGGATGTATAGTAATATATTTATCAAATGGTAATGGAAAAAACTCTTGATTAATATATGGTTTTGAAATTGGTACTCCGCAATTTAAAGCGTATTGTTCTAGAATGTGCATATTATATATTAAAATTTTTAATATTAAAATCTATTTTATCTTTACCATTATGTAGATAGCTCAACATTCTTTGAGTACCAAAATGTGGAAGAAATGCCATTTCAAAGTAACCTTCATGATCACCAGCACCCTCAAGCCACATCAAATTATCCATTTGTTGAATATATGGTATTATTTTATGAATATATTCATTTCCATTTAAAATAGAGAAATATTCTTGTTTTGTTGCGAAGTATATATTATATTGTGGATAAGTATTTTTTAAAGAGGGTAGTAGGCTAGTTGCCATAAATACGTCTCCAGCACTCTCTGGCATTACTATTAGAATTCTTTTTCCTTTATCATTTGGATCTAGAATGTCTTCAAATGGAACTTGTTTACTTTTATTTAAATCATCAAAAGCTACTTTTCTAAAATAACTTTCGATATCAGATCTTTGCATACCTTTACTTATTTGATCCATCCAATGTTTAAATCCAGAATCATTTTCATCAATATTTTTTAAACATAAAATGTTATGATACAACGATAAAATCCATTCTTTATCGTCTTTAAAATTTTCTATAATTGCATTTGGATTTTTTTCTACTTGTGCAAAATTAAAATCATAGTTTATATTTGGTGCAGAATCTATAAAAGATTCAATTTGTCCACCAACGCTTTCTACTGAAAAGTTTTTAATAGTCCATTCTCTAGCTTTTTTGCCCATTTCAATTTTTTCAGACTTTGGCATTTTATATACTTTATTTAAATTTTTAGCTATTGAATGGGGATATGTAGACGCTTTTCTGAACTCTGTTCCATGCTCTCTATATTCTGACCACTCTAATGGTATGGATGCTGCTTCTTTCTCGCACATTTCTTCTCCACAAGAATAATCTGTAACAAGAGTGATTAATTCTGTTAATTTTGCTTCTTGAATTGGGATTTCTTGTCCACCGCTGGTAAATGGGTGACAATAAACATCCATTAGATTATATACTTCATTTAGTTGTTCTTCTGTGACTCCAATCGAAACATTTGTAGTTATTTGGCTTTTTTCTGCTCCACAAAATTTACAATTTAAATCTTGACCAGTGAAATTTTTAATTTCATACTCTCCGCAATTCCTACAAATATAAGTTGTTAAAATTTCAGCTGGATTAACATTCAATTCTTGACATAATTTATGTATATTCCATCCTTCTCCCCAATGGGTATGGAGAAGTAAAAATGTATTATTGATTTGTGGATTTTCTTTTTTCCATAAAGCGTATCCCTCTAAAAGATTAGGGACACTTTTCCTAAGTTGATTTCTAAAAACAAATCCTATAATAAATGCATCTTGCGGTAAATTGTATTTATTTCTTATTTTTTTTCTATCAAAATCTGATAATCTGTAAAAATCTTTCGATTCCAAACATCCATGAATTGTTCTAACATGTTTATGCCCCATATTATTCAATGCTTTAGTAGCGAAATTACTCCAAATCCAATAATTTTTTACTTTTCCTGCGCAATTTATTGCTGAATCTAAAATTGGAAGTGAATCTAAAGTCGTCCATATTACTGAATTAATTTTATCAAACCAAGGTTTATCTATAGCAAAATCAACTCCCCAAATATCCTGCACGGCAATATAAACATCTGGTTTCTCTTGTTCTATTATTCTATCTAAATAATGCGCTCCATAGCTAGCCATTCGAGCCATATGTGGATCTCTATTTAATTGTTCAAGTTCTTGGGGATTATCTGGAAGCGAACCAAAACTTTTCCATGGAGTTCTTTTTAATTCTGGATGACTCCAAGTCATTCCACACGCATAGTGAACTAAATCATATTTATTTGAATTATATAAATACTTTAAGAGAGTTTTTGCACTTCTTCCGAAGCCAGTTTTGGCAAGGGAAAAATCAGTTTGTATTAAAACTTTTTTCTTTTTATTCACCAAAGATCGCCTTCTGCTTCTACATTTGATGTTGCGTCTGTAGATTCAGTTTTCCTATTCTTCAATCTTTTAATATTTTCTACTTCTTGTTGATGAAATGTTGAATGTAGTGCGAATTTTAAAAATTCTTTAATAAGTGAAGCTTCATTGAAATAAAATCCAATTAAATAAGATTGTTTATTTTCACTATTTTGCTTGTCCTCTTTATTGACTGAATAAGAATACCCTACTTGTTTATCATCTTTAATATATGGACAGAATTTAATTCTTGTAGTTTGTTTCTCAGAGGTATGATAAGCAGAAAATTCTACATTTCTTTCGATTGCGTCTAAAATCCCAGCCGCTTCGGTTAGAGAGAATTTAATTTTAACGCTTTTACTTGGGTTATTTTGATTCTCTGAAAATGAACCTATTTTCTTAGCATCGTTCCAAGAAGATTGTTTGATTAATGATCCCCATACTGAATTATCTTTTGAATTTACGCTAAAACTACAAGCCGTGCCT